CCATTACCAGCGCAATCTGCACCAGCTTCAAACAAGAATTACTCCTGGGCACCCACAATTTCACTAACGGCGGCAATACGTTTAATCTTGCTTTATACACAAGTTCTGCAACGCTTGGCGCAAGCACGACTGCCTACACCACATCGAATGAGGCAAGTGGCACAAACTACACCGCAAAGGGAGCGGCATTGACAAATGTGACGCCTGTCACCTCGGGAACAACCGCAATTGTGGATTTTGCCGATCTTACTTTCGGCACTGCAACCATCACTGCCAGAGGCGCTTTAATTTTTAACACGTCAGCCTCAGATAAGGCGGTTTGCGCCTTGGACTTTGGCGGTGACAAAACGTCTTCGGCTGGCAATTTTACTGTGGTCTTCCCGTCCCCAACCGCGACGGGCGCGATCATTAGGCTGGCGTAATGCCAAATGCCGCTACAAACATTAGATTTCAAACCGGGGATTGACAAAGAAGCCACGGATTACTCGGCGAAGGGAGGCTGGGTGGATGGCAATCTCGTTAGGTTCCGTAAAGGCAGAGTCGAAAAAATTGGTGGCTGGGCTAAGTTGGGCGCTAATGCCTTTCTTGGTATTTGTCGCGCTCTTCATAGCTGGATTGAGTTGGGCGGCACTCGGTATCTGGGACTCGGCACGACGTTTAAGTATTACATTGAAGAAGGCGACGCCTACAACGACATAACCCCGATTCGGTCTACCACGGGCGCGGGAGACGTTACGTTTGCCGCGACTAACGGCTCTTCCACAATCACTGTGACTGACACTGGACATGGCGCGGTCAATAATGATTTTGTGACCTTTAGTGGAGCCGCTACGTTGGGTGGCAATATCACTGCTGCAGTTCTGAATCAAGAATATCAAATTAGTTTGGTGACAAGCGCCAACGCTTACGAAATCATCGCAAAAGATACTGCTGGCGCAGCGGTCACGGCCAACTCTTCTGACACTGGAAACGGCGGATCTTCAGTGGTTGGCGCATATCAAATAAACGTCGGTCTAGATGTTTATCTTGCATCTACGGGTTGGTCCGTCGGCACATGGGGAGACGGCGGATGGGGCTCCACGTCTCCAACATCAAATGTCAACCAGCTCAGAATTTGGACACATGACAACTTTGGTGAAAATCTCATCATTAACCCAAGGGGCGGCGGCATTTTCCGTTGGGTTGACAGCGATGGGCTAGGAACGAGAGCCCAAAAACTTTCCACGGTTAGCGGGGCAAATTTAGTGCCCACAAAAGGATTACAAGTATTAGTTAGTGATATTGATCGTCATGTTATTGTTTTAGGTGCAGATCCAATATCAGGTAGCTCTAGATCTGGAGCTATAGACCCTTTGTTAATAGCTTTTTCTGATCAAGAAAGTGTTACTGAATGGGAGCCAACTTCTACAAATACAGCAGGATCGCTAAGACTATCAGCGGGATCTCAAATAGTTGGTGGCTTGCGATCAAGACAAGAAATACTAATATGGACTGATACTGCTTTATACAGTATGCAATTTGTAGGTGCACCGTTTACTTTTGGAGTAAATTTAATTAATGAAAATGTAGGACTAATATCTCCAAATGGTGCTATCAATGCTCCTGATGCTGTCTATTGGATGTCTAGAGATGGATTCTATATTTATTCAGGAACCGTAAGTAGATTAACGTGTTCAGTTTTAAATTATGTGCTTGATGACTTTAATCAAACCCAAGCTTACAAAGTCGTAGCATTTACCAACAGAGAGTTTAACGAAGTAGGTTGGTTCTATCCTTCAGGTTCTTCTTCTGAAAATGATAGGTATGTAACTTATAATTATTTAGAAGGTGCATGGAGTATAGGAGAACTATCACGCACAGCTTGGTTAGATGATGGAATATTTGAAAAACCAAGAGCAGCAGGAAAAGATAACTCTCTTCATTATCTATACACACATGAAAATAGTGATGATGCAGACGGACAACCAATGGACAACGTGTTTATTGAGTCAGGCGATATTGATATAGATGATGGAGAAAAGTTTGGTTTTGTGAAACGCATCATTCCTGATGTTAAGTTCTTTGGTAGTAATTCTACAGGTGGTCAAATAAGTCTTGTTCTTAAAACAAGAAACTTTCCGGGTGACTCATTAACCACAAACTCTACTAACACAGTTACTAGCAGCACTAAACAAAATCACGTTAGAGCTAGATCTAGACAAATGGTGTTTAGAGTACAATCTGATGATAGTGCAGAGACAACTGCAAGAACAGGGTTTAGATGGAGACTTGGAGCAAATAGATTTGAAATCAGGCCTGATGGTAAGAGGTAATGGCAAAGCTTTTAGAAAGTAGATTACCTGTAGCTTTAAACACTGTTGACTCTGCAACTTTCAATCGTCTAGTTAGAATTTTAGAAATTAACTTAGGACAGTTTGATCCTAACTCTACACCACAGTTTAATGATTCTGAAATTAGCACTTTAGCTTTCAATCAGGGTGATATAATATGGAATACGTCTATCGGTGTATTGCAAGTATATACAGGCAATCGGTGGATACAGTTACACACTCCTGTGAACGCACAGGGTTTTGAACTGCAATCATCATTGGGTTCTGTTACGATTACCGTAGCAGGAAATACTACAATAGTAATATAATAAGATTGACAATGAAAAGTTTATCTGAGGGAAATAAAGGGATAAAAGCCCTAGCTAAAGAAAATCCAGCTCTTGTAGAAGAAAGGTTTGGCTACGATGTCCCCGGCTATATGGCTGGTGGTATAGCTAATATTAACCTTGGAGACATTGAAAGATACTTAGAAAGAGATGAAGATTTTGATTATGTAAGAGATGTATTAGGCATGTCTCCTGACGCTGACAGTGTTGCCGTTAGTCAAATACCTGAGTCAGATCGTGTAGCTATGGCTTATGGTGCACCACAAGTAGGAGATGGCAGAGGTTCTTTATATCAAGCTTTAAACTATAGAAACATAGCTCCGGGTCAAGAAATATCAATTGATGCTAGAGATGAAACTCCTGCTACTTATAGATTCTATCCAAGTGAAGTATCGAAAATATATTCAGAAGCAAAAGGTGTACCTTTTTCACCTTTAGTTGCACCTCCTAGAGAAGCCACTTATGTAGATACTTTAGGTTCAAGACGTATACAAAGTCAGCTATATGCAAAAGAAGGTACTTTTGTTGACGCTGAAGAATATCCTGAAAGAGATGAATTAGTCACAGGTCCTGGTGGAGAACAAGGAGACAAAATACCAGCTATGTTAAGCGATGGTGAGTTTGTTTTTAACGCTGCTGCAGTCAGAGGAATGGGTATTATGTCTGGTGCAAGCCCTGAAGATGAATACGAACAAAGATTAATGGGTGCTCGTAAGATGTATGAGTTTCAAAAACAAGCCGAAGAAATGGCTAAAATGTATAAATAATGGGAATATTTAGTAGCAAAACAAAAATGGGACCAAAGGCTGAAGTAATAACTACGCCTCAAACTGGTTACTCTTTTGTTTCTCCATACATGGAGGACTACTCTAGAAGACTACTAGCATCTTACTTTGGATCTCCAGGAGAGTATGCAGGATTAATATCTCAACCTAGAGATATACCCATAGAGCAAACAGCAGGTCTTACACCTTTGCAAATACAAGCTCGTCAAAAAACAGCGGGATTAGGAGACTTTCAAGAAAGCTTAGATAAAGCTAGAGGATTGTTTGGTAAAGAAGAGGCAACTGTAGATCAAGCTATGGGCTTCATACCTGAAGCTAGAAGAATGATAGGCACTGGTGCAGAGACTGTAGCTGGTGGCATAGGTGCTTTGCGTAGAGGTGAGGAAACTGCTTTAGGGTCTGCTGAAATGTTTGATCCAAGTTCTGTTTCTAGATTTATGGATCCTTTTGAGTCTCAAGTGGTACAACAGACTTTAGAAGATATTAACAGACAAGCAGCTATGGATGACATAGCTTTAAGAGATAGAGCTATATCTCAAGGTGCTTTTGGTGGATCTAGAGGTCGTATATCACAAGAAGAATTAGCTAGACAGGTAGGTAGAGGAGCAGCAGAAGCTGTTAGTGGAATTAGAAGCAGAGGTTTTGGTCAAGCACTAGGTTCTGCACAATCAGCATTTGAATCACAACAAGCTAGACAAGCTGGACTAGGTGCAATGCAAGCAGGATTAGGTAGAGAACAAGCATCCATAGGTGCACAACAAGCAGCATTGGGTGGTCAATTAGCTGGTCTAGGTGCAGCACAAGCTGGTCTAGGACAACAGTATGGTCGGATTGGTCAGGGTATTGCCGGACTAGGACAACAAGGACAAAGCCAACTAGGTACACAGATAGGATTACTAAATCAACTAGGTCAACAAGGACAGGCTACCCAACAAGCAGCACTATCAAGACAGTTCGCTGGAGCACAACAACTAGCAAACGAACCACTACAAAGATTGCTTACAGGCCAACAGTTACTAGCTGGATCACCGATGGGTGGTATTACTGGCGGTACTGGTGGAAGTGCTTATCAGCCTCAATCTTATCAAGAGCCAAGTTCTTTCTCTAAAGCAGCAGGTGCTATAGGTACTATTGGAACACTTGTTGGAATGTTTAGTGATACTGATTTAAAAACTAACATTAAAAAGATTGGTGAATTAGATCCTGGTATTGGTTGGTACACATGGGATTGGAACGACAAAGCTAAAGAGTTAGGTGCAGAAAGTGAGCCAGCTGAAGGTGTACTAGCTCAAGAATTATTAGAAGTTAAACCAGATGCAGTAGTGGTTAAAGATGGTTACTACGCTGTAGATTATTCTAAGGTGCTGTAATGAGTATCATATCAGGACTTACTCCAGCAATTTCATATTTAACTCAAGATGAAGAGGGCAATCCAAAAACAGCAGAGGACTACAAAGAAAATTTTAAAGACTATATTTTTGATTACACTGATCCATCTGAATATGCAACATTACCTTTATATGCGTTAGGTCCAGCTGGAATCGCTGCAAACAGAGCTATTAAAGCCGGACGAGTTGCAAATAAAGCATTCAAACCTAGTGGTATACAATCATTCTTATCTAAACCAGGTGTAAATGTAGGTATACCTTCAGCAACTTTAGCTGGAGATGTTACTTATGATTTAGCTACAGACGAAGAGTTTATGGGTGATATTAAAACCATAGCTGGTATTGAAGATGACGCACTAGATCAAGCTAACGAAGATCTTAAGGAAGTAAATGAGAAAGAAGAACAAGAAGTAGCTGATGCAGAGGACATGGACGATCCAAGTGAAGAGGAAGAAAAGAAAGGTATAGGAGAATTTCAAGATCAGTTAGCTTCTTTTCAAAAAATGATGGCTCCTGGAGAAATGACAGGAGGGAATATTATTGCTAGTAGTGGCGTAGATACTCCAGAGATTAGAAGATACGCAGGAGGCGGTATAGCTCAACTTGTAGATGAAGAAGTATCTGGATATGTTGCAGGTGGTTTAGTAAATTTAGGAAAAGGAATTTTTAAAAAAGGAAAAGACTTTTATAAAAAGACAACCAAAAAAGAGGCAAAAGAAAAAGGTGTAGATGTAGACAAAAAGAAACCAGCTACTAAAAAAGAAGAAACAGACATAACAAAAGATAAACCTATTGAAGACGTTGATTCATTTATACCACCAGGTATTGCTATGTTTGGTAGCAAAGCAACAGACCTTGTAAAACAGATTCCTACTCCAAAAAGACAAGTAGGTAGAGCAGTATTTTATGGAGTACCTGCAGTTACTGGTTTAAGTTATGGTGCAGACGCATTATTTGGTGATGATGAAAATAAAGGTGGTGGTGGTGGTAGTAAAGCAGCAGAAGTTAAACTTCCAGAACCAGATACAATGAAAGACATTCTTTATCAAAACAGTTTAGAAAGAGCAATATCAGCTGGCAGAACAGAGCCTTCATTTATGGATTACCTTGCATCTTTCCCCGGAAGCTACACTGAAAAAGTTGGTAAAGATCCTGAGTTTGCAAAGCAAATGATGGCAGGATTTATGGCAATGATGAAACCAACAGAAGGTTTTGTGCCTAGAAACGCATTGGTTGATTTTGGTGAAGCAGCGTATGCGGAACAAGCTAGACAACAAGACGCTGTACCTGATCAATTACAATTGATAAAAGAATTTGCAGAAAATCCAGAGTTAGCAAAAGCATATAGAGATTTTCAAAGAAGTGCAGAACCTGTTGATTTAGTAACAGAACAACAAAATAGAGAGTTATTATTTAGAAATCTTCAAACTATGATATTTGGGGAAAAGTTTGATGAAGATGATGACATACCAGTAGATATTAGAACTGGTCAACCAGCAGATCCTTTCAATGTTTACAATGAGTTTATTGCGTTAGGAGGAGACACAGCAGCTCTAATTAAAATTAAAGAAAACTACGCTCAACCATAAAAATGCCTTATGTAAAATTACCTGATGGCACAAACATATTTGTTGAAAGCAACGATCCACAGGAAATAGCAAAAAAAACATCAGAGGCTCAAAGAAGAAAAAATAAATCAAGAGGTTCTGATTCTGTTGTAGGAGACATAGGCCGAGGTATAGCTGCTGGTGTTGTATCTATACCTCAAGGACTTGCTACTATACCCACAACCGGTATAGATCTTCTGTTTGATACAGACGTAACAGATGACGTTAATGATTTTTTTGAATCTTTCAAACCAGATGTAGGCGGCACAGCTGGACAAACAGCACAACTTATAACCCAATTTGGTATACCGGGGATAGGTGTTGCTAGTGCGTTATCAAAACTAACCAAGCTACAACAGCTAGGTAGCATAGCTGCGGTAGATGCAGCAGTAGCTACTGATGATGTCGATACTTTTACAGACATGTTGTTTGATAAAGAAAGCGATGAAGAAAGATTAAGAACATTACAAGGAAGAGATGCAGCTCTAGCAAGACTAACAGAGAGACTTCAAGTATTTGGAGAGACAGCAGCAGTAATGTATGCAGCTCCTGTAGCCGTGTCAGGTGCTGTTAAAGGTGTGGGTGCTGGTTTAGATTTAGCTGCTCCTTATATGTCAGCTTTAGCCAAAGCAACTGTAGGAGATGGATCTCAAGGCGTGGCAATGGCTGCCAAGGCAGATAAAAGTGCTGTTGATTACATTAAAAAGTTTTTTAGATACGGTGGTAAATACGAACAAACAGCAGCCAATAACAAGCTTATAGCAGATGTTATGCAAGCCAAGATGTTATACACAGCCAATCTTGTTAATCCCATTAATGATTCAATGAAAGGCATCAGGCAAACTATAGAGTCAGCAGCATCAAATGGTGGCAAGTTAAATGATGACGATGCTTTAAAACTTACTAAAGCTATAGCCACTTATCGTGCTCCATTGATAGCAGTAGAAAGAGAATTCCCTGACCTTGTAGGCACAGCAAAGAAAAATAAAATGATAGAGTATCAAAACGATGCTATGAAAACTGTAGAAAGTTTTGAGGGGTCAGGTAATAAAATTGATTATGAAGCTTTGGGTATTTCTAAAGAGAATCAAATATCTAATGTTTTAAAAAGAAATCAAGGAGCATTCAAACAAGAACAACAATTGATTTATGACTTTAGTGCCAAAGATCCAAGTGGTACGATTTCTAGGTTATTTATACCGCCAGCTTTAAGAGAAGCTATTGGTGATAACATTGGATTATATGGAACAACTACTTATAGAGCTATATCAGATTCTAATTACAAAGTTCCAGACGATTTAAAAGAAGCAGCTATTAGAGAAATACAAGAAAAGATACCAGGGCTAGAATCTAAAGTTGCTGCTGAAAGTGCTTTTTTTAA